TGTTCCACTTGCGTAAATCTTGACCGTTCCACGGAGCCGGGGTTTGTAACGGACTACGGAGGGTGCCGCATGGGGAAAGCGTTTTTTGCAGAAAAGGCGTGCGGCCTTGTAGACCATGTTTGCGATGGCTACACAGAGGAACGCGGGCTGGTGGAGTGGGCGCGGGCGCGTTTGGCAGAGCTTGCATAATGCGGGTGAGAAGTTAGAAGCTGCTGGGCGTGGAGCGGAGGAGACAATTTAGCGAGCGGCAGCGGTCGCGCCGGTGATCGGCGCGGCCTTGCCGGTTGAGAAAACTCCTGTGCCTGCCTGACGGCGGGCAAAAAATAAAGTCGGCGAGGGCCGACAATGGGCTGGTATATCAGCGTTAAGTTAAGGGACAGACCACCGGGAGAGGTGGAAGCCCAGGAGGGACAGGCCAAAAGGTTGGCCGGACAGGAAAGAGAATGTTGTTGAGCGGAAGCAAGGCCCGCCCTTGCTTCCGGTAATCAGCAATCAGCACAAAGCGCAGGCTGGGTCAAGGGAAAGGGTGGAGATTTCCGGCAGGAAATACGACCCGGCCTTGACACAGACGGAGCGGGTGCTATGGGGAGGGGTGAGGTTGTGGGCCTGTATTACCGAGAACAAAAGCATATCTGCGGCAAGGACTACGACACAGCCCCATACATGGAGGTCGATCTATACCCTGTATCAGCCAAGAAGCATAAGGCGTCACGCCGGGCAAAGAAAAAAGAAGCATCCTCTCTGGCACAGCAGACCTACAACGACAAACGGGCCAAGCGCTACCATGTGCAGCTCGTCAACACCAACTTCGGAAAAGGGGATTTCTCTTGGACTGGGACATACGACGACGATCATCTGCCGGAGCCGGGGGACACACACAGGGCCGACCTGGATTTTACGAACTACATCAAGCGGCTTTACCGGTGGTGTGACAGGAACGGAGTGCAGCGCCCCAAGTGGGTGGCAGCGACGGAGTACACCACGATCACGGAGGACGGGAAAGTTTGTGGCCGCCATCATCACCACGCGATCATCCAGCACACGGAGGGCTTGACCAGGGATGTGTTGGAAGAACTGTGGAGCGTAAACGGGAAAAGAATAGGCTTGACGCGCGGGGAATACCTGGATGTTGACCATGGCAGCGTGGAAAGTCTTGTGCGATACATCAGCAAGAACAAGCGGTGCGCCCGGAGCTGGAGACAGAGCCGGGGCCTGGAGAAACCAAAGACACCTCCGCCCAATGACAGCAAGTGGAGCCGCCGGAAGCTGGACGAGGCCAGCACCCTGTACATAGACGACACGGAATTTTGGGAGAAGAAGTATCCGGGGTACACCCTGAACCGGGTGGAAACCAAAGTGAGCGACGGGGGTATGCGCCACACAATCGTGATCTTGCGCCGTGCCGAATGCTGGCATGGGCGTGGGAATATCAAACAGACGAGGAGGAGACCTGTATGACAAACAAGGAACGGTTCAAGGAAATTTTCATATCCCAGGTGACGAGGCCGGGGGCGGCAGACCTGCTGGCCTGGCTTGGAACCACGGACTTTTTCGAGGCACCGGCCAGCACACGCTTTCACGGGGCATATCCCGGTGGGCTGGTGGAACACAGTCTGAATGTATATTATGCCCTGCTCGGACAGTCTACCATCCGGGAGTACGGCGGGGAGAGTGTCGCCGTCGTGGCGCTGCTGCATGATGTCTGCAAAACCGGCTATTACCGCAGGGAGCGGGACGGAAAGTACAGCGTGAAAGACCAGCTGCCGATGGGGCATGGGGAAAAGTCTGTGTATCTGGTGATGAAGTTCATGGACTTGACTGACGAGGAGGCCCTTGCTATCCGCTGGCACATGGGGGCTTATGACGATGCTTTCCGGGGCGGGAGCCGGGCGCTGAACGAAGCACAGGACAAATGCGCCCTTGTGCTGGCCCTGCACCACGCCGATATGCAGGCGACACAGGAAGAAAAACGGCGGGAGGGCATTTTGTGATGGCGTTCCGTCTGGAGCTGTCCGACCTGCCGCCGCGCTACCGTGCGCAGGCGGAAGCGCAGCTCGCCAAGGGAAGAAAAAAGCGGAGCGACCCGCTGGCGGAGGCGGCACGGGCCGCGAAGATCACCGGCAAAGAGTTTGACAGCCTGGGCGAGTATGAATATTACATCGGCACCGTGGCCCCAAAGGTGGCGCGGGGTGAGATCGTGGAGTGGGAGGCCCACCCATGCTTTCCCCTGTTCCCGGCGGGACAATACGGGGCTTTGAAGCTGCGCCCGGTTCGGTATACTGCGGACTTCCGGCTGGTTTATGCAGACGGAACCGTGGAGATCGTGGAGATCAAGAGCAAGTTTGTCCGGCGGATGCAGCGGGATTATGCCCTGCGGCGGCGGGTATTCCTGGAACAGGTGGCCCGCCCGGCTGGATGGAAATTCACGGAGATCATAACAGCGGATAGCAAAGAGGAAATTGACCGCTGGACAGAACTGACAAAGGGGGCAAAGTAGCGATGGACGAGAAGCAGAAACCCGTGTGCGGGCTGTGCCAGCGGCACCAAAAGCTGGAGACCGTGGACGGGATGGCCTTTTGGATTGAGTGGGACGAAAACGGCAGGCCGCGCCTATGCATGGACAGCACGACTGCGGGTGGCGGGCTGAATGTGCTTTGTGTGCAGTTCTGCCCCATTTGCGGGCGGAGATGTGAAAACATTGTGGAAATGGAGGAAAACCATGGGGAAGCATAAAAGAAAGCCACCTGTTTTCGCCGGGAATGTGGCCCGGCAGGCCCAGGCGCGGTATCTGCGCACCAAGAAGCCGGAAAGCGAGCGGGTACAGGAAAACCGGGAGGCGGCAGGCCATGTGATCTGTTTGTGCTTCATGGTGGCGCTGAATGACCGGTACGGCATTGGAGAGGGCCGCTTGCAGAGAGTGACGGACGCGGCCAATGGGGTGCTGGAGCGCTTTGCAATCAACCAGAGGGCCGTGGGTATGGAGCGGGCAAAGAAACTGCTCAACGAGACGCTGGCGGGCTTGTACGACGGGGATTTTGTGCTGCCTATCACGAAGCCACCCAAAAAAGCAAGAGACTGGGCCATGCTGGGAGAACAGCGGGAAGCGGCGGAGATCGTGGTCAAGTGCTACGCACTGGGCGCACACAAGGCACTGGGTTTTGGCCGGGAGCGCCTGGAGGAGACGATCAAAGCCACGGAAGCTGTGTTCCGGGAGTTTGGAGAGTGGGCAAAGGGCGGGGACTACTTCGGGTACGCCATGTTGGCAAGACGGCTGACGGAAATTCTCGGTGAGCCGGTGGAAGTGGACGAAAGCAAGGCTGACGAGCCGATTTTCAGCAGAACGCTGGACTGAGGGTGTTAGAGGGAGACGGAGAACAGAAAGCCGGGAACGGGAGGCGACGATGCAGTTTGAGAGCGTGAAACACATAGCCCAGTATTACAAAGCCATTCCGGGTATGCTGCGCTTGTTACAGCAGGAGCGGGAGGAGCTGGAGGGCAATTACTATGGGCTGCGTGGGCTGGCGTATGACGGGACGCCGCACAGCTCGTCGCCGGGGAAGCCGACGGAAGAAGCCGGCCTGCGGGCGCTGGAAAGTGGTGTGGGAGACCGGCTGGCAGAGATCAAGGCGAACGAGACGGTTTTGAGCGCGGACGCAGCGGCCATCCGGGGCTGCCTGGACGCCGTAAACGGTAGGTACAAGCAGGTGATCTTGATGCGCTATGTGCGTGGTTACAGTTGGGCAAAAACGGGCGTCAGGATGAACGCGCCGGACAGCACCGTGAGAAACTGGCACGAGCGGGCTATGGAGCGTTTTGGCGAGGCCCTGGAGGAACTGCCGGAGGCTGCGGAGCTGGCCGCCCGCGCCGCGCGCGCGCGTACATAATAAGCGCCGAAAAATTTTGTGCGGGGAGCGGGATGATTTTGGGGCTGTGTCTGCCGCCCACCGGGACGGATTTTCGCAGGGGCGAGCCGCCGGAAACCAGCCCTAAAGGAAGTTTTCTGAACCGACTATATGCGCGGCGTGTTCAAGTTTCCACAAAGCGGGGAAAGGCTGTGGAAAAACAATTTGCGAATATGAAAGCAGGTGGGTGAAATGCCAATGAACAAGAAAGCGACCTTGCTGTTGCTGGAATACATGAAACGGACTATTGAGCAGATGCCGAATGATGTAAAAATCAATCGCTTTTTTATGTACGGGGGCGGAGCTGGGATTATTTTGGATAGCGGCATTTATGATGCTGCAAGGGAGTTGAACAAGAAGGTGGACTGCGCAGAGGAGATATTTTGCAGAGGATGGAGCATTCACACAATCCACCTGGGGGCACTGACCGTTTATGAACCACGCAAACAACTGCGGTTCAGCAAAGAGTGGGAGGAGAAAATTTGAAATGGGTTTTGTGAGAACGATAACTGGAAGCGTGGGTAGGTACTTAGCTCGGCGGCGGCGGATACGGGCGCTGCGGAGCCGGTATAGATACCTGTACAGGAGCGGGAAAAGATGAAAGAACCCCGGCGGGCCGTTTTGTTACGGTCTGCCGGGGTTTTGTTTCGATTTTTGAGGTTTTGATAACGCTTTTTCCATTCTGATAACGGTGTCAGGGTTCCGGGGGTTCGTCTGGCGTATTGAGTTCGATGGGCTGGCCCTCCCGCTTCATGCGCTCAATACAAGCCTGTATCACATAGCCCTGGACGCTCTGATCGGCGGCCTTGGCGGCGGCACGGATGGCTGCGCCGATGGACTTGATCGGGCGGACGCTGATATAGTCGCACTTGGCGTTATAACGGTCGTTGCCGCGCCGCCTGTATTCTGGAACTGGCATAGGTCATTCCTCCTCCTGGGGTTCGTTATAGCCCGTCAGGTCGATCATGGTGATCTCCGGGGGCTGCGGGGTGAGTTTGTAATAGCGCCCGTTTTCGTAGTGCTGGTCGGTTACGCCGTCGAACCAGGTAATATCTCCATGCTGAGCCTGGGCGGCCTCCATGCTTTGCCGCGCCTGCTGCTCGGTCAGGCCGTCAAAGGTGAGGCGCTGGCCGTCGGCAAACTGAGCCACAAGGCGGAACGCCGGGAAAATCTGCTGTGTGTTGTCCATGGGGTGCCTCCTGTCTTGTTGCATTATAACACGAAATAGTGCGCAGGTCTATTCAAACTCGGATAAATGCTGGAAAAGGGCCTGTTCAATCCCGCGGCGCTGGCACTCGCCGGTGCGGTCAAGCTGTATGCTGCCGTCTTGACCGGCGGAAATGGTGCAGCCGCACTTCCAGATATACATGGCCTGCGTGATGATGTCCAAAGTCAGATAATCGCAGAGGGCGAGATCATAGGGGGTAACAGAGGAACTGGAGCCGCCATTGAATAGATTGTGAGCGGAGCGGATGGCTGTAAATTGACTGTCAGACAGTTCCGCCCGGCGGGCGACGGACAAAATACCGGGGAAACTGATACCGTCGGGGCAAATTTTGCGTCGGGCGATGTCACACAGCGTTTTGTCGGCGGAAAGGATATAGACGGCGGCCATGTATCCGCCGTCCCGCTGGCGAGCGGGGGCGGAGCTGGCGGCCAGGGATATGAGTTCACAGTAGCGGGCATAGTGGTTCTTGTGGTCAATCATTGGGATACCTCCTGTTCGTTTGGCTCGTAGTAGGCCAAGACTTCACCGGTCACGCTGTCGTGGCGGCTGATGATGGTATAGCCGAACTGTGCAAGATCGTCGCGGGCAGCCTGGAGGACGGCGGCCTGATATTCCGGGCCGCGCTGTGCAAAGCGGTCGGGCTTTGTGTAGCGGCGGCGGAAGTCCTCAACAGAGGATGCGGGAACCTGGTATTTTTTGAACTTTTCATACAGAATTGACATGGGGCAATCTCCTTCAATTCTCTGCTGAGCTGTCGCCCATGGGGACAACGCGCCATTCTTCGGGGCGAGTTTTGGCGGAACGGATTGCTTCAAGGGGTTCCCTGCTCTCGCAGATGGCGGCCTGTTTCCAACGGTAGCTTTGGCAGGTTCGATTTTTAGTCTGCTCCTCACGGACGATATGAAGCTGCTTGTATTCCAGAACATACATATTTGCGGCCTTTCTGCCCTTTACCCTGGGCGGCGGGTTTTGTATGGGGTGCCGTCGCTTTGTGCCGGTGCGGCGGCTCCAAGGTGTCCGGGTATCATTTTCGTGGGGTCACGAAAATGGTTGTCAATCAAGGCCAAGGGCGCGGCGGGCGGCCTGCTCTGCGTTGGGTGTCAACTGCCGCTGCCATGCGCTGTATCGGGGAGACCAGCGGAAGCCGTTGGATTTGAGTGCGGCGCGGGTCTCCTCGTCGGGCTTTTCGTCAAAGAGGATTTGGAGCCGGTCGGCCTCCAGGTTGCGGACGATCTCGCCGCCGTCAAATTTGGTGTTTTCGGCGGGCTGTGCCTGCTGGGCGGTACGGGCGTCCAGCTCGGCAAGGCGGGCCTCCACCCGCTTGATCTTGCCCCGCAGGCTGGAAAGCTCATAGTCGGGCATGGGCTTTTGCGCCCAGGAATAGGCGCTTTGGATGGCGGCGTCATTTTGGGCGGCGGTTTCATCGCTCATACCAGGGAAGCCCTTCAAGGTCTTGTGCTTGCGGTAGTAGGCGTTCATGGCCTTGCCGGTGTCCAACCTGTTTTGTAACTGCTGGAGCTGATCGGTGAGCATTTCACGGGCGTGGGGGTCGGCCAGATCGACGGGGCCGGAGCCGACGGTTTTGATTTTGTGCAAGATGGCCTCGATCTCTTTGTACTCCTGCCACAAGCTGTCCTCGCGGGCGTTCTGGCGCTGCTTTTTCTTCACCGGGAAGTTAGAGCCGCCGGAAACAAGGATACTGGGACAGCTTGCGCCGTTGCGGTTGTAGTCGTTCGTCCACTGGGCGAGGCGGCGGGCGTAGCGGTCAAGTAGGGCGTCCAGCTTGCCGTGGTAATAGGGACTTGTGGCGGCCTTGCAGCGCTCAACCAGGGCGGCGGCTTTGTCCACGCTGGCCCGGTATTCGTTTGTGGCGCGGCCTGCGGGGTAGTCTCGCATGGACATCATCTCGTGCGCCCGGCGGGCCGTCTCCTCGTCGATGGGGTAATATTTGACGGCGGGGGCTTTCTGGGCTTGCTCCTGGGGCTGTGCGTCGTTGTGGCCGGTGGCGTCAATGATCTCGTCCAGATCGGCGGTCAATAGGCTTTGCTGTTCGTACATGGCTTTTCCTCCTTGGTTTTGGGTGGTGGGGTTATTGGTCGGCTTCCTTGGCCGCCTCCGGGGTGCCGGAATAGTTGTAATCAAGCCCGTGCTGCTCCATGAGATCGGAAACCGCCTGACCCGTCAGGCCGGAGAAGCAAAGGGTCTCGTCAACAACCGTTGCCCCCAGCGTGGCGGCAAGGTCGGACAGGCTGCCGAAGTGGTTCAGGACTGCGGCATAGATTTTGGGTTGCGGCATGGTAGAAACCTCCCTGTTTTGGATTTGGGTTTTGGCCCATGAGCGCCCCCGCCCTGGTGGGAGCGAGGCCGGGCTTGCACCGGCGACGCGTTTGCGTCGGCCTTGCGGGCTTACAGTTTTAGAAGCCGCCGGGCGGTGTCCTCGTCGATGTAGTTTGACCATCCGGCACGGTGAAGCTCCTCGGCGGCTTGGGAAAGGGTGATCGTGCCGTTCTGGACATCCTCGCGCAGACTATCCAGAATATTTTTGATGGGGAACGGCTCTTTGCGCATGGTATCAGCTCCTTTTTGGGGTT